ATTTGATAGTATCGGTATTAGCAATACGTTTCAAAAATTTATGTTTAATACACTCTTCGATAAATGCTTTTTCAACAAGATTCTCATCTTCATAAACGGCAATAAAACGACCTGGAACACTAGTTGCAAGTTTCTCTAAAGCAAGTTCTTGTCCCATTTCATTAGAAAGGTCAAAAGTAAACTTCTCAGCACGACCAATGTTTTCAATATCACGTTGAAGCAAAAGCAACATATAACGAGTTTTAACTTTATCGTCAGTAAGCGTATTGAAAATTTGGTACGCTTTTCTACGGTAAGAAAGACTTTCATGTTTGATTTTATTTTCAACATCTTGAGAGTGAATATAGTATTCAATCTTTGGGCTTTTATGCAAGTCGTCAACACGATTTGCAACAATAGGATGTTGAAGAATAAAACGGTATTGAATAAAATCAATAGTATTGATAGGAAAACCATATTTCAAACGGTTATCAAAAATCATATTGTATTCTTTATTCGCATCAAGAGCTCTATTGAACAACCCAAGTTCTTTTTGTTCTTCAGCTCTACCGATTTTAGCAGACGCTTCATCAGGATACATGAATCCCGTTTCCAAAGTTAAACCGCCACGATTTTCGGTATCTTGAACATCAACTTCAACAGTAATATTCAACCAATACTCACGGGTAGCAGCTTTCCAATCAGGACTTGAAGGAGAAATACCGATAATATCAGCAAGCAAAATTTTCTCTTCTTCAAAATTCAGACCACGAAGTACATCGTTATTCCGTAACGCTCCGCCAATTCTATTAATACCATAAACCATATCCATGGTCGCATTTGTACCTAATCTTGCAGTTCTATTTGCAGACTTCTTAACAAACACTTTACAAACTCTATTGTCAAAAATCATTGTAATTAATTTTATAATAGGACGTGCAAGAGAACTTGCACGCCCTATCGTAATTTTATAAAAAAGAAGAATAGTTAATTAGGCAAGAGTACACTCAAGACGGAAGCAATGAGTATTACGTTTAAGCATAATACCTTTACTAGCCATAAAGTGAGTTTCAGCCATGTCAATATCAGTAGCCAAATTGATATTGGTATTGTTACCAGCCCAAGACATACTAGAAGGCAATGGAGTCATACCACGAACAATACCAGTTACCATACTACGACCTTTTTGATGCACCATAGTCAAATTACGTTTACCATCGTAGATACTTTGGTCAACGAAATACATATGATGAGAAGTAAGAGGAAGACGGCTGATAGGGTGTTTACGAGATACTAAAGCACGACCACCGTCATCTAACAAAGGAAGATGTTTAATCGTGATAGTATGACCGTCCACGTGTTCATACGTGGCAAAATAACCTCCAAGAATCAAATTACTACCAGTACCACGAATGAATTTATCGCCATCAACTTGGTTAAAGCTAAGAGCAGTAGCTTCTTTTTTCATAGCTTGGTCAAATTCGTCACGACCGCCAGTACCAGTGTACAATACAATATTACGTTGTTTACCGTCAGTAGAACCGAACAAAACATCACGTACAATGTTTTTCAATTTACGAGTAGTAAGCTCGGCAAATGTATCACGGTTACTGATTTGGTCAAGCAAACCTGCACCAGTGTAGATAGGTTCACCGTTAACAAAATCTTTTTGATGCACAACTCCTTGGTCATCACGATTGTACTCAGAATACCAACAATGTTCTTCAATAGCTTCTTTCCATTGAATCATATGTTGCCATTGTTCCCAATTCATCCAAAGAGAATCAGAAGCACCATTACCCAAATTAAATTTAAACTCAACAGTTCTGTTCGCAATATTACCACCAAAAGCATAAGATTTACGAAGCAGAGATAGTTGATTTTTGATTTTACCAGGAGTGACTACATTCGAGCTATTTCCACTAGAACGAGATTGAGTTACAGGAGCGCCACCAACCATGCCCCATTTGGCACCAGCAGCAACCTCAGAAAGAGCAACAAAATAACCAGCATCAGAACTCATCGTTTGCATAGTATAAACCCAATACAAACCGTTACTAACAGGGTCTTCAGCAACACGGGCTTTAGCACCACCTTCGCTTTCAACAAGATGGTCTTTTTTAAGCCAGTTACTTTTCATAGTAACATAGAAAGGTTGAAAGTTAAGACCAGGTTTATCACCAACACCGTAAGTGCTGCTAATAACATAATCAACTTTACGCAATTTGTTGATAACATTCCAATAGTATTCAACATCAGAAACCTCAACACTTCCACCATACTGACCCTCAGTAAGGAAAGAAAGAGGAAACCGTTGGTCTTCACGTCCAAGTAGATGTGTAAGAACAGGGTCAATTTCATCAGGACGAGTTAGCAAATGATTAGCAAGAGAGTTTTCATTAGTAAAACCATTGCCGTCAAATTTGGAATGATAAACGATTCGAGCATCATCTAAATAAGTGGACATACTTTTTTTAAATTAGTAAGGATTAAGAAAAATTTTTATTAACTCTTAGGACTAGTAAGAAAGCCTAAATTAAGTTTACTAAAATTTGTAGTCCCAGTTTTAACACGCATACCAGTTGTTTTTTTACTTGCTTTAGCACCAGCATTAGCAATAACTTCTAGTTTCTCAGCCTGTTTAGTTTGAGCTTTAGCTTCAATAAATTTATTCAAGTCAAATTCTTTATAGCGAAGATATTCAAGTGTAAGCCCCATTGAATGAGATTGTTTTTCTCTATCAATTTGAGCTTGAGATTTACCTGTATTTCCAACAGGAGCTGCAAGGTATTTGTAAAAAGCATCACGTTCATTTTTTGGGATAACAATTGTAGCATTACCTTTTCCATCTTTCAACTCGCCCGTAACAACTGCATTTCGCACATTTTCCCAGTACTGTTCAACTTGAACTTTATTAGCTGCAATAGTAGCCTCATTGGCTTTATTTCTTGCATCTTGTTCTTGTTTCTCAAATGATTGTAACCAAGCAAGAGCGTCTTTCGCTTTCTCACCTTCTTGACCTTTGTCAAGAATATAAGCAGCGTAATCAGCAGCTTCTTGTTGCAATTTAGCGGCGGCTTCACCTTGCAAGTTAGCACCACCTCTAGCAATAAATTCTTTTTGAATAATCAAATTCTCACGAAGTTTGCGATTCGCTTCTTTATTAGTTTCAGTATCCGCAGGGATACTTACTTTTCTAAAGTTAGTTGGAGCAGAGAAAAACTCTTCATCGCTACCTCCAGCAACAACATGATTCAAATAATGTTTGAATTGAGGATATTCCTCAAATAAATCATTCAAATGTTTTTCGTGCAATTTCTCAGCAGCGACACCAATCAATTGTGCAGTACCTTCAACAGTATTCTCAAATTTCAAAGGATTACCTTGTTCGTCTTTCAACTCAATACCATAATCATTTTTAACTTGTTCGAGTACTGCTTTAATACCTTCACTTTCTTTTTGAAGAAGTTCAACTGTTCCATCTTCATTGACAGTAAATTCACCTTTTGCTGCGAGTACTTTACCAGTACTATCAACGAGGTCGCCCGCTTCATTAACTTCGACAATATCATCTTCTTTTGGTTCTTCTGTTGTTTGAGTTTCAAGATTATCCTTTTTCTCTTCTTTTGGTTCTTGACCAGCAATTGGTTCTACTTTAGCAACTTCTTTCTTCACAACTCCTTGTTCAGGAATTTGAGTAGTAGCTTCTAAATTAGAAGCATCTGTTCCACTGTTCATACTTCCAGTATCACTATTATCATCGAATACTAGATTGTCCATATCAGAGCCTCTCTCAATCTTGACATCAGCTGCACCTTTTTTCTCTACCATAATGTTTGGTTTATTAAAATGAAAAATTTAATTAAATTAGTTTTTATTTGTTCTAGCAATTTTTAAATCATTAACCATTTTCTCACGAAAAAGGTTACGTTTATCTTGTTCGCCAACTTGTTTTAAAACTTCACTTTGTTGTTTACTAGCATTTTGACGTTCATCAATTCGAACCATTGCATTATTACCAGCATTAGCTGCAACAGAATCTTCCATAACAGAAGTATTATTTAACACATCAACAAGACTTGCATCAGCTCCAATCAAAGCTACTTCAATATCAGATTCAGCTTTAATATTCGCAACTTGAATAATAGTTTGATTTTTATCAGCTTCTCTAGTAGAACGCATTTCCTCAGCCTTTAACATAGCTTCGTTATTAGCTTGATTTTGAGATTGTTGAAATTCACGTTCAATAGCAACACCTTCTTTCGCAAGTGTTTCAATTTTACTAATATTATTAGCAGCTAAAATACTAATCATGTGGTCAGCTCCTAAACCATTTTGCCCCATTGTTAAAAGCAATTTTTTAGCTTCTTCTGTTTTCTCAAATTCCTCAGTAGAGTTCTTAGCAAATGCACCAAATTCTGTATCCATATAACGAAGCATATCTTCAGCTGTAAGCTTTAGAAAAGCTCTTTTCTTATCGGAATTAAGATACATACCTTTTTTACCTTTCAACCAAGCAACTTTAGTATAATCAATAAGACCATTATAATCCGCTTCTAAACCCTTATCAAGTTGATGAAACATATCAGCGGTTATTGTACCACTTCTAAAGATAGCTTGTTGTGTATTAGCTTTACCATCACTAGCATAACTATCGCCATAACGTTGACGATTCATACCAATACTATCCCAATATTCCTCTTTTATTTGGGTCATAAACTGCCACATCTTATCCATGTAATTTCCCAATGACATATCCACAGATTTAATACCACTAATCATAGCAGCAGCTCTAGGTTTTGCATCATCATAAAAAAGAATACCGTCAGCAGCCATCCAATAGAAAAATTTATCAGTATCAAAATCTTCACTATCAGGTATAAGACCGTAAGGCATTGTTAGAATCTTATCCTTATTTTTAGCAAGAAGAAGTTCAAAACGATAATGGAAAATATTATAAAGAACTTGATAATTAAGACCAGACTTATAAGGAGACATAACAACAGCGTTACGATAACCCATAATTCTACCATTATAAGGAAGTTTACAAACGCTAGGATTATTCATCCGATTACGTTGAACAGGAAGAGGACCAGCACCAATAATGTATTTATCAGCAAGTCTATAAACTTCATGAACCTCATTAATCCAAATCCATTCAATAGAAATATCACCAGCAGTTTTATTAAGTCTATAATCTTCATCAACTTCTTTTTTTTCAATCTCACCAATTTGATTATAGTATTTAAGAATACCAACTTTAGTAAAAGTTTTGTAAGTAATATGATAAACAGTAACTAAAGAAGCGTCGAAGCCTCTTGTAATTTCTGCATTTCTACTACCTTCGTGGTCAACATTGAAACCATTAACATTACCTACAGAATTTAAAAGTAAGCTACCAGTACCTTGAGCAACAGAAGAGTTTGATTTAATATCACTAAGCCATTGAACAATCTCTTCAGCTTTATCATGTGCAAAAATTGCATCTTGGAAATTATCCAAAACGTTATTTGCAGTCATATTCATTACTCTAATTGCAGCATCAGCATCTTCAGCATAAGGACTTTTTCCCCAACCTACAATATATATATCACGAGGGTCACAAACTTCATAATCAACATCATCGAGATAAACTCTTTTAAAAGTAAAATATCTACCTACAACAATAAAATCAAATAGCATCTCTTGGATTCTATCATCAATATTTAACGAAGCATAAAGATAATCAAAAGCTTCTTGTCCATTTTGACACATAATGTCATTAAAACTAGCTTCAACTCTTTGAACTGTTTTTTGATATTCTTCAATTTGCTTTGTTGCCATTTCAGTTTCAACACCCATTTGATTAAGGTTATTGATAAAGTCTTGCAATAAAGCAGAGTTAACGTTTTCAGCAATAAATTGTTTTTTACGATTCTCAGAGTCAGCAGGAAAAGCAGTAATAGTTGCACCTTTAGGTTTACGCAATTGTTCACCCATCCACAACTTTAGTACAGGCGAAAGAATATCATAATTTCTAAGACGAGCAGGAAACTTTTTAAGTTTATCATTCTCAGTATGATACGGATTTAAAACGTAAGCATAAGTAGCTTCATCAACTAATCCATCAGCCGCATCATAAAGCATTTGTAATTCTTTTCTATCAGCACCTAAGATATTAGCTTGCTGAATATAGTACATAGCAATATTTTCTGCAAAATTATTTTTAATCTTATCAGCTTTACTTTGCTTATGTTGAGGTTCTATATTAGACATATCTTAATGTAAATTTCTATTAAAAAAAGAATTAGTATTTGTAGCTTTACCAGGTTTAACTTCATCAAAATCCAACTGCTTTATTATAAACATTAACACAAACCAAGCACTTACCCTATCAAAATTGCCCTTTAAACGCCATTTAAGCAATTCTTTTAGAAGTGCAGGGTCGTATATATAGTTTAATACAGTTTTAATCTCTCCAGTTTCTTGGTTTTTACCAATAGGTTGGGCTAGAAAGTCCCTAAGATATAGAGAAGCTTTCGCTTTCTTATCATCACTAAGATATATACCATAACTTCTACCACTTTTTCCTGCTATATCACGGTCATAATCCAAACTAGGTTCTTCATATAAATATTGAGTACGATTCATTCTCTTCATAAAAGATAAAGTATCGCCTATATTATTTTCATATAACATTTTAGCATTGTAACATTCAAGACCGTACATAACTTGAGTATTATAATCATCAAGTTTAGGAGGACGTCCTACATAAGCAGCGACTGGAATCCCACCTCCAAATGGAGTTATATTATTAGTACGTTCAAAAATATAAGTAGCTCCAAGTGAATGTCGAGTAGTAATCTCTTTTGCTTCTTTATCAGTAGCATAAGGGTCTTGAACTGCTATGTATAAATCCTTAGGCACTTTACCATTCGTATCTCTAAATGGAGGCATCCACTCAACCCAACAACCATTAAAGTCTGTACCAGCATTTAAAGGAAAATCAAATATAGGACTATGAGCTTTCTTCTTTTCATGTATAAGTTCCTCATTAGTTTTTAGTCTAACTCCATCTTTAGTCTTAACAAAAATACCATAACGTGCAGCTTGATGTACTTTAGGATTTCTAGTAATATAATTCAATTGCGCTTGAATTGCTTCACTATCAAATATGTTATCAGAGTTTCTAGCAAATGCTTCTTCAGGAGAATTAGCACGTTGACCACACCAAGTACCAAATTCTTTCTGGTCAGTTATAGTCTTACGTTTTTCTTCTTTCTTTTCAAGAAACGCAGCCCAAGCAGTATCATAATTTGTATTACCATATTCATCCATATGACCCTCAAGAGATTGCACATGAGGATAAAAATAACAGCAACCAGTACCTTCTGCACCAACGTCCCAAACATTATTACAAACTAAAGAATCATAATTTTCAGGATGATAACATACATCAGCAAATGATTCCCAATTCGCTTCCTTAGTACCAGCAGTACCCCAACCTGTCAATTGACCAGTTTTAAAATCTCCAGCTTCAGCAGTAGATGTAGTTACACCAAACGATGCTTTAAAATTCTGAAACTTACCGAGCTCCTCATATTGTACTTCAAGACAATCTTTACCGATTGTAACATCTTCATTATGCTGTGCAGATACAGCTATAACTCCAGATTTATATCCATATTGAATTGTAGAACCTTCAAGAACATAACCTGAATAAATCTCTTCAGCTGTATCTTTAAGTCGGGACTTATTCCAATCAGTAGATTTATTAATATGGTCAGCATAAAGTTTAACCATTTTAAACAACCCTTTACCTTTAATAAGAAAGGCTTTATCGTAAGCCGCTTGAATAGTATTAGTTTCAGGATAAAAGTTATAATTATGAAAAGCACACCAAGCGTTCCAATAACTTTGTCCTTTTCTACGTGCTTTACCATAAAAAAAATTCTTACCAATTAAACGAGCAAATTCTTTAGCAACCGCTATATGATATTGTCCATCAAAGAATTTCGGAAGACCTATTACTTTTTCTCCTGTTCTAACAGTAGAAAGACCTTGTAATATATCTTTCAATTTTTTACTATTAGCTTTACTTACAGTTTCTACTAATTCATAATCTATTTCTTCATCTCCATCAGGGTCATCTTTATCAACATCTTTCAGAAGAAACATAATAGCATAATTCATAAACCCGTAAAGCCTAGCAGGGCAATGTACTAAACCATAATTACCATCAGCATCAATACGACAATAAGCAGTCATACCATATTTACAACGATATTCTTCTCTATCCCACCATAAATTATAAAGACGAGAACTATACTCAGAATCATAAGGACAATACTCGCCTGTATCAAGATAGGCAAGAGCTGATTGTCTAAACACATCTGTATCAATAAAATTAATAGTTTCCGCTTCATAAAGATATTTACCATAAAGCTCTTTATTTTTACGATATCTTTCAGCTACCCATTCAAAAGCAACGTGAGGTTGATTAAATTTCTTTTCGTATTCAAAAGTTTCATTTAATAAAGCGGCATTATCGGGATTAGTAATCTTTCCGTATAGTTTCATAAACAAAAAAATAAGGTGTAGTATTTAAACTACACCTTTGATTAACAATTTTACAACCTTAAACTTATTTGAAACGAGAAGCAATAGTTTTGATTTTCTCAACAAGAAAATTAATCGCAGCACCAATCTTATCTCGATACTTTTTCACGAATACCCATTTAAGAACAGAGATTTTTACAAACTTTCCATCTTTATCAAGAAAGTTTTTGCGGAAATACGCAAGGATTTCTTTTAAATCGACAAGAGCTGCTTCTGTTGCATCAATTGGATTTTGAGTACCAGATTCAAAAGAATGTTGTCTAGCTTTCTTTTGCATTTTATCAAGTACATTGTCAAGCTCACTTTCAGCATCATTAAATTTTTGTAACATAACATTTTATTTATAAGATTCACGAATACGAAGTTTAGCAAGTTGCCACTCAAGCAGCAACCCAACTTCATGTTTTTTATATTCAAGAGTATAAGGACGTGGAGGATAAACTTTCTCATCATCTTCTCTCAAATGAAAAAGTATAAGACCTTTACATTGCAATCCCCACATTTCGCACAGATACGCATACAAAGAAAGTTGTAATACATAACCCATACCTTTACTAAGATGAAGATTGTGAAGAGGATATTCAAATCTCTCATCAGTGGCAACCCATTTATCAGTTTTAACTTTATCACTTCTATCACCATTCCAAGCTTTTTTATAGTAACCAGGAAGAAATTTCAATTCATCTTTATTAGTCTTCCAATCAAGAATCCAAAACTCTCTACCTCTTACCGCAAGTATATCAATAGTTCCACTCACTTTATGTTCATAACTATAAACACGTTTCTCTGCATAGATAGTATAACCACTTGTAATCATTTTAACTAAGGTATCGTAAACAAGCTTATGACTGTATTGCAAAGGAGAATTATGAAGTTGTTCCTCACTAACAATTTTAAACCTAAAACTTGTTTCATTAATATCACTCAATTGAAAATCATTATTACCTTTCTTATAAAAGGCATTAACACAATCTTCAAGATAATTATGAGTTTTATTACCTCTAGCTAATGAACGGTCAGTTATAGCTTTCCAATCTGCCTTAATTTCCGCAGGAGTTTTAAGAGTTTTTACAATCCCTGCATACAATTCAGTAATTGAATATCTTACACCAGCTACTATAATAGTATCATTCGGAATATCAGGAACAAGCTTATAACCAGTTTGGTCTAAAGCTCTATACATAGCCCAAAACTTAGCTGGATATTCAGGAGTTACTTTACCTATAAGTTGGGTAACACTAGTGTACACACTACCTTCCTCATCAGTATATTTATGCAATTCCTCGTTAAACGTTATTTTTACCTGTTTCATGTCAATATAGTATTATAGTGCCAAGATATAAATAAGGCGTTAATTATGCAAGATAATTAACGCCTATTTGATGTTATACGGTAAAATTTCTTTATTACTTCACAAGTTCCCCAAACCGCAAACCTAAATTGCAATTTGCAAGTTTAAGAGCAGTAGCAGCACCAAGAAAGTAAACACTCATTTCAACATCAATTGAAGTTGGCATAAGTTTATTTTCAGAAGAATACTTAGCTACAATAGCATTATAAATTTCTTCTTTCATACTTGCAAGTTCATAAAAAAGACCTTTATCAATACTACCAAGTTGAGTTTTCAAATAGCCAATACAAATACTTTCTTCTGAAAATTCTTTTTTCATAGCAGAAGAACCGTTAAATTTCCCATCTTCATCTTGCTCAAAAGCATCAGGAGTAATAGAAGGAGAACAAACAGCTTTCCAATCAACATTCTTCAATTCGCCATTCTCAAGATAAGCAGGATTCTCATCTTTCAATTCGCCCGTATAAGCATTGTTGTAGGGATTTTCCACACCAACAAGACGAAGCAAATCACCACATAGCATTCTAGCCTCACGCAATTTATTATAAGCAACAGTAAGCACAGCACTTTTGAAAGGTACTACATTTACAATATCAGCTTCACAAGGTTGTTTAAAAGCCACACAAACATTCATACTATTTTCCAACTGTCTAACAGCTAGAGTAAGTGCAATTAATTTTTTCATAAGAAAAATTTTAACAAGGTTATAAAAATTAGATAATCATTTTAATCCACATCACCAGTAAATCCGTATAAGTTTCAATATACGTATCCATCATAAGAAGCGTAGCATCACTGTAATTATCAAAGAATAAATTTTCAAGTAATACAGCAGGCATAGCAGTTTGCATAAGAACAAAGAAACGAGCTTCATAATCTCCATCTCCATCAGTCTTATCAGTAAGAATCTTTATCTTAGCTTCAGGACGAACTTCAGACCGAGTAAGAATTTCAATAAGAGTATCCGCATAACCGTCAGCACTATTCTGACCAGGCGAGGTCCAAACTTGAAACCCACGAGCTTTATGTTCAGGAGTAGCATTTGAATGCTCGCTAATGTAAATACCCTCTTGGATATTCTTATGATAAGCATTAGCAATATCAACTCTAGCTTGCAAAGATGTATCAAGATAATCATGGTAAACAGGAATAACAGTTACTCCAGCTTCAACCAATTTACGCTGAAGCATTTTACAAATTTTACGGTTTTTGACACCTTCATAAAAAGTACTACCATTATGAAAGTTACCTTTCTCATGGTCAAACAATTTACTAGGAGCAGTAGTGTACATACCAATAGCAGGATTAATACCTCCATGACCAGCATCTAAGAAAATTACTTTTGGCATTATATTTAATAGTTTAACTAAAGTGATACCAAATCACAACGCTATTAATTGCAACATGGAAAAAGTTATCAATAATTATTTTCAAAGTAATAGCTAAAACAGGAGGCATATTATCTCCATAACCGTAATTAGATTCTCCCCAACCATTATTAACTAATTTAATCCAGTATTGAGCTAAATCAAACCTATCAATAATAGCATGAGTATGAAATATCATAGAAGAAACAGGAGTTACACCTAAAAGGAAATAAAAAGGAATACTATATATCATAGCATGAAGCATAGCAACAAAGTTATTTTTAGTTTTATTTTGCGCCATCCAATTATTTTGTGTAATATAATCACCAAGAATATGTAATAGTAATCCTATATACAAGGCAAGTTCTAAAGTCATACAAATAGCATTTAATTAGTTATCTAATATATCCTCACGAAAAGGATTAGGGTATTCTTCTTCTTCACATAGAATCTCATGCTCAGCAAGACTATCTTTATCTTGCGTCCAAAAACTCATATAAGGATACATACGGGGAGAATAATTATACCACTTACCGCCATGCCATTTTCTATACCATCTATAATCAGTAGGAGTATAAATCATTCCCATAGTAAAGATACTAAGAATCCAAAATATAGGATTAATAATAAGAATATGAATAAGGAATCTCATTTATTTAGTTTTAAGTTTGAGTAATTTATTAACAATATTATCCTCAAGATTAGGACGTGTAAACCCCCTAACTTCTTTTCGCATAGCAACTTCAAATTCAATATATCCACCTTTTCCGGTGAAACCTTTAACTCCTCCGCCTCCAAACTCGTAAGCACCGTCAGGCAATTCAGCTTGAAGTTTAGCACGTAAATCTACTTCCCATTGTTCCATTTTAGCTTGCATAGTTTCAATTTATTTAGTTTGATAAAAACCACCTTGTATAAGCAGTCTTTTAAATTCAGATTTATTTTTAATTGTAAAGTTTTTAAAAACTATTTTTGTATCAGAATAATTTTCAATACTAATTAACGTATAAGTATTAGTTTTATAATGATGCTCAAGACCATAACATTTAGTTTTTACATTCTCCCTAGTTCTATCTTTCTTTTTAAAAGGAAATCTATAAAAATCACGAATTATAACGTGTTGCTCATCTTCAATATCAAAATTACTATAATGAATATCTTCTGCTTCATAAGCATCATTATCCCAAATAAATCCAAAAGATTCAATATCTTTACGGTCAAGATGTTTTACTCTAATACGAGAACCTAAAGCACGGAGAGTTTGCAAGTTATCATTCTCATTAATAATTTTATTTGCATAAATAGTACCAAATCCCATTTCTTCACATTCAAATCCAACATGAAACTCCTCAATAGATGGAATATAATATTTAGGAATAGCATCAATGTATTTTCTAGCTTTAGGGTCTTTAAGAAGACCAGAAACATAATAATTTTCCATAATTTAATCAAGTTCTTTTACATTAATAATTATACAATCGTATATACCACTAGCATTTATTTTATCATTAGTTAAAGGACTGCCGTTCATAACAGCGTTTTGCATTTGTAAATGCAGAGCTTCTCCAACAGCAGTAGCATTAACAGAATACCAAGATTCTTTATCAACTTTATTTGTATTTCCAATAGGCATATTCTATTCAATTAAATGGTCATATAAATTAGGTTCATCTTGTTCTACTATTCCACCTTTAGTAGTAGGTTTAATTTTAACCTCAACATCAGGATTCCATACTAAACTAAAACAACGTGTAGCATCTTTAATTGCAATAGTAGTATCAATTTTAACTTTAATTTTCTTTTTCATATTATCTTGGGTCTTCACGATTACCTTTTTTATGACCACCACGTAAAGAACGTTCGCCATTTTGTTCTTGAATAACTTGACTTTGAAGTTCTTTCAATTGTTTAAGAACTTTAGGAACTTCACCAGCACTCTTCATGAAACCATTAACCCTCGCCTGTAACAAATCGCTTACGTTCAACATGGCATCAATAGTTTTTTGAGCTTCACTTAAATCTTTAGTATCTTTCAATTCATCAGTTAATCGCTTACCTGTTTTAATTGCAGTATATACTTGGTCAAGTTGACTCTCGGCAGCTTCCGCAGAAAGCATCATACCTTTTTCAATTGCATTAAGAAGACGGACGGTAGGAGTATAATAGATTTGTATTTCAATCGCCTTGGCAATTGCAGCTTGAACATGGTCATCAGGTTTCCATTCATCAGGAAGCTGTGCATCCATTTTAGCTTTCTCATGTTTTGCATCACCGTGAAATCCACGATGTTGTCCAGCAAAATTAGACATGAATTTAATATAAAGAAGTTCTTTATTATTTAGGTATTTCTTTCTACCATCAGCATCTCCTTTAGAAGGATGTACACGAGAAAGTATTTTATTGAACTCTGGATAAGCTTCAAGTTCTTTTCTATCGAATTGAGCAAGCCCATTAACAATGTTAATAACTTTTAAAATCTCAGAATATTCATTAGTGGTTTGTTGTTCCATAGCAATTTAGTACAGGCGAATGATAGTTTTTTCTTTCTCAGTTAAATATTGAGAGAGTTCTCTAAGCTCTCCTTCTTCTCCACCTCCACATATTCTCATACGTCTAATTGAAATTAATTCAAGATTACAATTAACACCTAGTATATTATAAATGATACTAGCGATTTCAGGAGCAGTTAATTTAACAGCACCTTTAGTCTTTGCAATATTATTGTAAATATAAACAGCTTTAATTTTAAGTTTAAGTAAACCGTTATGTTTTTCAGTAATACCTTCACGGTCGAAAGTTTTAAAGATAATCTTTAGAGTTCTTCCTTTTTTAGTAGCCATAATAGTATGAGAATTAAAAAGCCCGCCACGAACCTATTCATGACGGGCAACAACTAGGCAAGCAAGCAACTAGGCGTTATCTTAATTAATGAAGGATTGTTGTTTACCACAATCGCCATCATAAAGCTTAAAGGTTTTATAAACATCATTAGAATGTTTTGTGTGGTGAATAAATTGATTAACACAATCCCCATTAAGTTATATTTTTGTTCGGTTAAGATATTAAACACAATCCCCGTTATTAACTAGATGTGTAATACTTGCCGTTCTTAATTAAGGAACACTACCTTATTTATCTTTTAAAACTTTAGTTCTCATTTCTTTAATGAGGAACTTACCAAGTTTATCAAGTTTAACTGTATCTTTATTTTCAATTGCATCAGGGATAACTTTAAATTGGCTATCCACTATTTCAAGTAATTCTTCTTGTGTAAGGTCAACATCAAATTCTTTCTTAACTTGAGATTGAATCTTTTCAAGAACCGTTTTAATTGTATTATCTATAAGCATCTATTTAACAAGTTTATCAATCGTGATAAGAAATGTTCCAAATGCTTCAATGAAAACTTCTTTCAAAAGAAGAAGTATAGCTTTATTGAAATCGTAATCTGTAAAACCTTCCATAACATCAGAAGGACTAAAACTATGACGATAACTAAATAGAACTTTTTGTTTTTGAGAACCAACGCCTTGACTAAATATAGTTAGTACCGCAGTTTGTACGAAAGAAGTAACATCAATTATACCAGTGATAATTCCAGGAGCATCATCTGATTTACGAGAAGCACTATCTTCAAAATCAATAGCATATCCAAATCTAGCAACATAAGATAACTTAGCGCATTTCTCATTCCAAGATATAATTGTATTACTAAGTGTAGCTTTAAGAAGTTCAACTTCAAGAGCAGCTTTGTCTTCAATAGTCATTTTGAATTGTTTTAGTTGTTGTTCAATTACTATACAAGTATATAACATCTTAACTACACTTACAAATTTATAAGTGTTTATTTTATAAAATAGTTTCATTGGCTTGTAATTTTCTTTAAATAAGTCTTATTTGTTGGTTTCTATACTTTATACTCAAAGTTAGGATTAAGTTTACTATTAAGGTTTAAATGTGTTGTTTAAATGGGCATTGGCTGTATCGTAGCGTTTAGCGTATGTTTGGTTGTTTGAATGATTTGAATGTGATAGCGTTTAACTGGGTAGGCAATTCCGCCACGCTATACCATATATATAAGGTATGGAATTTGAGGTATGTTGAAGGTGTTGAGGAAGGTTGTGAAGGTTAAGGTGTATATGATGGTGAAGGTGGAAATGATTGAGAAGTAGAAGGTATGAATGTGTATTTGTATAAGATAGGAGTTGTTAGCGTGTGTAAATGTGAAGATGTTGAAGTTGTAGAAAGTGTGGGTACGTGGGTGTGATACTATCAATCACCCCCTCCCTCCTCAAAGTAAATTGAATACCCCGGGTATCTTTATGAAAGTTTAAAAGTATATAATCTTTCGCAAGAAAATAATTAAAAATAATTATTTTCCATTGCTCAAGCTTATAAACTTTTAAACTTTCATAAAGATAATGGTATTACTTTGAGGAGTGATGTGCTGCTTGATAGTTATACGCTTAATGTGCATAACATATCCAAACATAACAGTACAATTATATAGAATTGAAACGACAAACTAGGATATAGAACTACACATAATCGAAATGACAATCTATATTATACAGTTGATGTAGGACTCAATAGGAACGAAGACCATAAACATATTGATTGTATTCATTGTTCCATTACATTCCACAATGAACACAATCATTAACCACCTGCTAAGTTTTGATATACAAATTCTCTTATTCTTAATACTTATAATCATGCTAGTTACAAAACCTTCTAATTTAAAATTGATTATCATTATGATAATTGTAATGGTGTTTACTTCGATACCTATGTTTTTGAAAGCTCAATCTACAACTACATTCGCCAAAACTTATAATCTTGACAATGTTGAAACTCTTTCTCATTCATTGAAAGGAAGAGTTGAAGTTGTTGAAACTAAATCTAATAGAATTATCATCGAGTGTATAATATAGATTGTCATTTCGATTATGTGTAGTTCTAT